CATCCCTGCCAAAAGTCATGGCACTACATCGCCGGGGAAGCATATCCCACACAGGCTGGTCATTCGATTGGAATAATCCATCGATGAACTACCTGTATCATAGAACATTTTTGTGCCCTGTGCCGTATGTCCACAAAGTAGGAATTCGGGGTAAAAATCAGAAATTTCCACGATTGCGGAATTGATATGGTATAATCAATTCAACGGTTATAAATGTCGTTAGAAAGGGGGAACTGCTTCAATGAACGGAGCTACTACAATACAGGAACGGCTAAAAGATTTACGATTAAACAAAGGATTAAAACTGGAAGAACTGGCTGAGCAAACGGGTATTTCAAAATCGGCTCTTGGCAGTTATGAAAAAGACGACTATAAGGAAATCAATCATGGCAACCTTATCCTGCTGGCAGATTTTTATGGGGTGTCCCTCGATTATCTCTTTTGCCGGACAGAGAACCGGGCGGAGATCAACACGCCATTAAGGGAGCTGCATTTGAGTGATGAGATGGTAGCACTTCTGAAAAGCGGTCGGATTAACAACCGTCTGCTGTGCGAACTTGCCACCCATAAGGACTTTATCAAGTTTCTTGCGGACATTGAGATTTATGTGGATGGGATTGCCACCATGCAGATTCAAAACCTCAACGCCCTTGTCGATACCGTCCGGCATGAAATCATTGAACGGTATCGCCCCGGCGAAGATGACCCCCATTTGAAAGTGTTGCAAGCCGCCCATATCAGTGATGATGAATATTTCAGTCACATGGTACGGGATGACCTCAACCTGATTATCCGGGATATTCGGGAAGCCCATAAAAAGGACAGCGAGAGTGCACCTCAGACCACCGTTGCCGATGAACTGAAAGAAAATCTGGAAGCGGTTGAAAATTTCAAGGGCAGCCGTGATGAAAAGCTGGTTGTCCTTTACTGTAAGCAGCTTGGTATCAACTATAAAAATCTGTCAGATGAAGAATTTCGCTGGCTGATTCGGATTCTCAAAAAATCAAAGAAAATGGGAACGCCTATCAGCCAGAGGAAAAAACGATAAAGAAAAACCGCTGTTGCATGGTTTGTTGGCTTCCATGTAGCAGCGGTTTTTGCTGGGATTATTCAGTTGAATTTTTAGCACGACAAATTAGAATTTGTCAAAGAGGATTATTCCAATATTCCACAGTATTTCTATTTACATCATAAAAAGTAATATTACCCGCATTTATAGGCAAGACAATCGCAAAAGGTTTATTGCGGTCAATATCAACCACTTGAATTGTGTTGCCATCATCTATTTCAAGTTGTTGCACCTGCTGTTGATTCATAGAAATAAATGCTCGTTCATTATATCCCTCTACAGTAAACTCCACAATTCCTCTTTGAATCCCCGAAAGAGTTCCACCTCCACGGAAAAAATATCCGAAGGAAAGTCCTGGACGATTGACATAGACGGAAAAAGAATGGTCACTCAAATCCTGAGGGTAAGAAATATATGCAGCCATCGTGCTGGAAACGCTTCCATCGACCGTCCAATCATCCTTAATCTTCTGCGACGAACGAATATCTGCCTCCAGCTTAGATGAAGTCACGCCGATCTCATTGTTCGTATAAAGAAAGCAAAACAATCAGACTACCACATCAAATTTTCCATGCAATTTTAACTTTGCCGTGTCCAACATGAATAGATTCAATCAGGGTATCGACCACGGTTAATTTATCGTCGATAGATATATCGTTCCATTTGCTCATGTAATCGCTGATGACGCCGATGTTTTGTCTGTCATACATTTCGGCTGACATTTGAGCGATTTTTTCTTTTACCGTTTTCTTTTCTTCGTCGAGTGCATCAATGCGCTCATTGATATATTCCATTGTCGCTGTGCTTGCAGATACGATTTTGTCTATAAGTGTGGCGATTTCTTTTTCGATTTCTTCTGCACGGATTTTCAGCTTGGTAAGCTCGATGGGGTCTCCGTGCTTTTCCTTGTAAGAAAGCTTGTTGAACTCTTTAAGTTTGCGGGACATTTCATCAAAGACAATGTCCTCGATTCCGCTGGCCTGTATTGCGCCTACGCCGTCGCAGGATGCGGAAACATACTTGCTGTTGCAGATGTAGTACCTTGCGTCTGCACTGCGTTTACGGGGATAGGATTTAAGGGAGAGAGCGTGCCCACAATCAATACACTTGATTTTACCGGCAAGCCATGTGTTCTTTGCTTTCACGGGTTTAGCTATCTGGCGCACATTCAGGCATTTGCGTCTGCACCGAATCCATGTATCGGCGTCAATACAGCCTGCGTGCGGAGCAAGAACGAGGACATGACCGTCAAGAGAGATGCTCTTGCGTTTGGTCGCTTTGCTCCCTGTGTACAGATAAGCTCCATTTGTTCCAATGAACTGAGAGATATCGTTGATGATTTCAGTTCCTTGACCATGGAAGAATTCATAAATCGAAGCGTCTGCTTTAGCGTACACAGGGTTTGTAATAATATCTCGGATGCGCATACGGCTGAAATTCTTACCGTTAGGATTTTTAATTCCATTCTGACTGAGGTAGCGCACCACATCGGCAAAGGAAACCTGCGGCATAGCATACAGAGAAAAGATAAGCTGCACGACCTGTATCTGCTCTGGAATGGGTTTATACATACAGGTTTTGATGCCCTCCATAACGGTGTTTTCCAGTTCAAACCCATAAGGGACTCTGCCGCCCATGTAGAAGCCTTTTCTACTGCGTGAGCGGTATGCATCCATGACACGCTGTTGAATCGTCTCGCGCTCAAGCTGGGCGAATACCATGACTATCATCAGCATTGCTTTGCCAATAGGTGTTGAGGTGTCAAATCGTTCTGTAATAGACACGAACTCAACGCCGTACTTCTGCAGCTCACTGATAACATTTGCAAAGTCAAGAACGGAACGGCTGATTCGGTCAAGGCGGTACACAATAATTCGCCTTGCGCCGCCAGCACGAACGGCGGCCATCATATCTTGAAAGTCAGGGCGCTCTGTATTTTTACCACTGTACCCTTTATCTCGAAATACTCTGTGCGGATTATTCCCTACCTCCCGCAGGCACAACTCGATTTGGCTTTCAATAGAGATACTGTCTTCTTTATCAACAGACTGTCTTGCGTAAATAAAATCTTCCATCGGTATCCTCCGTCTTATTTCTTTTTCGGTGTGTATTTGCTAAAGACGGTGTACAGGGTTTTTTCAATTTCATTTTTCTGTTCCTGTCGGTCGTCTTTATGTATAACTGGCGTGAGGTTGATGATGGTATAAATATCGCCGTCATATACGGCGTTGACTTTTTCTTCGGTATATTTTTTTGCAGCTATGATAACCAACCTCCTTGTTGGCGTAAAAAATAATGGGGCTGGCTTATTATCACCAGCCCCATCTCTACATGAAGTACTCAGGGTCTTAATCCTTTTTCTGTTTGAAGCGACAGCTGAAGCATATCGCCACGCCTGTTGTCACCAATGTTACCAATGCAACAAACAAAGCATTTAACGGTGCATCTCCTGTCTTCGGGATGGTAATGTTTTTGATAGCATCTGCGTCGTTATACCATTTGGATGTTGCGGTTTGCTTGCATATCATCCCAAAGTTCTGAATTAACACATCGTTGCTCATGCAAACCTTACCATTGTAGACATCTTCCGGTGTCATATTGAGCGCAGTCAACTCTTTTGTCAGTTCCAAAATGTTGCCATCAAAATGCACATCTGTTACTACTCCGGACACTGACCGTGTAAACACCAATTTACCGATTGTAACGGTATCACCACTGATGGTAATTGGCATATTGTTATAATGTAGCTCCTGAAGTGATGTTTTTTCTTCGATGCTATATGTGAGCATCGGACGGCTTCCGGTAACAAGAGCTGCATACAAGCCGTTGCCCAGGGTTGTTGGTGCGGCCATATCGGTCACAATAAGTTTGCCGGGGTCTACCTTTTGATTGTCGGCATTGTACACCTCAATACTGTAGTAGGCGTATTCACCTTTGCGTGCAGTAGTATTCGGGTTTACCCGGAAGCTATTGCCGACATCGCCGGGAATCAACTCGTATTTTACGATGTTGATTGTGTATGTCTTGCATGGTTCTGAGGTGGAAGTCCAAGAGAGTGCATAAACGGAAGTTGTACCAAATACAAGTACAACAACCAGAAGCAGTGAGAAAATTCGTTTCATAGTCTTTTCCCTTTCTATGTATATTTCTTCGGTCGTGAGACGCTGTCTCTACCGAAAACTATTGAACGAAATCATTACACTGCAATGCAGGGTTTCATTATGATTTGCTGTCTGTAGAGCCCATACCGCCGTTTCTGACGCCTGTTGCATCGTCGGAGTATGTTACCCCATAAGGAATGAAAATCGCCTGTAGGAAGCCGCTACCGGCCTCTACGGTAAGTGTTTTGCCTGCATGATTGTCGTTCGTGATTTTAGCGAAGATGTGCCCCTCGTTATCTGAGTAGTAATAGTCGCTGTCAATCACGCCCATCGTGTTATCCAGTTGCAGACGGTACTTGAAGCCAAGGCCGCTGCGAGGCAGACAGCCAAGCCACCAGCCCTCATCGACCTTAACCCGAATGCCGGTGGGGATTTTGATGGTATCACCGGCGTCCAGTGAGAAGGAGAACGGCGCCTTGAAGTCATAACCGGCAGAGCCGGATGTGGCTCTGGACGGAAGCTGGAGAGCCTCCCACGACTTCTTGATGTTCTCTTGCAGGGCAGGAGTCATTTCCTGCCCTTTATAAAATTCATCTTTGATAGCTTCGTAGTACTGCTCGAAGCTGACTTTTTCAAACTCACCGACTCTGTTCATTCTTCAACCTCCTGTGTGTAACCAAGTGCGTCCATGTCTGCCTGAAACAGTTCCCAGAACCCATCAATTCGAGGGTCTTCAATAGACTCAACAAGACCGGTGCGAAGCAGTGCCAGACACGCAATGCCTTTGGGTGTCAGCTGATATACGGCATCATCATCGTCTTCATCCGCCTCTGTACCGTCGCAGCATTCGCAATCAAGGTCGCAGTCGTCTTCGGGGTAAGGGGTTTCTGTGACGCTCTGGCTTTTGATTTTGCCGTCTTCATCGTACTCGGTATATGTAGTAATGATTTTCTTAGTCATGTAGTTCCTCCTGCATGGATTTGATAATGTTGTCAATGATGTGAGCGACGCTGACAAAGTCTTCGGCGGTATAGCCCTTAGTCGTCATAGCTGCCGTTCCGATACGAACGCCGGAAGTCTGCTGCGGAGAACGAGTTTCATTGGGAACACAGTTCTTGTTAAGGGTAATGCCATGCTTGTCCAATTCGTCCTGTACCGCTTTGCCGGTCAACCCTGTTTCCGTCAGGTCAAGCAGGAACAGATGATTGTCTGTACCACCTGTAACGACATTGTAGCCCATCGAAATAAACGCATCGCACATCGCCTTACAGTTACGCACAACGGCGTGGATGTAGTTCTTGAACTTGTCTGTGCAAGCCTCCTCAGCTGTTACCGCTTTACCAGCGATGATATGCTGTAGCGCCCCGCCCTGACAACAGGGGAAGACTGCGCTGTCGATGCGCTTGGCAAGCTCCGGTTTGCAGAAAATCAACCCGCCCCTTGTGCCCCGCAGAGTTTTGTGTGTCGTGGTAGTAATGATGTCAGCAAGCCCGAATGGGGACGGATGGTCGCCAGCCGCTACAAGTCCTGCGATATGTGCCATATCCACCAGCATATAGCACTCGTTTCCTGTCTGCTTTTTATAGCAGTCGATAACATTTCTGAAGGTGTCAAAGTACAGGGTACGGCTATATGCCGAAGCCCCAATGACTACAAGCTTTGGATTGAACTTATAAAGCTTGTCGATGAAATCGTTTGTATCAATCCAGCCGGATTTGTTTGCTCCATAGTGGATGAAGTTGAAAATCTTACCACTGATATTCACCGGAGAGCCGTGGGACAAATGCCCGCCGTTATCAAGGCTCATAGAAAGAACAGTATCTCCTGGTTTCAGTACGGACAAATATGCCGCAATATTTGCATTCGTGCCGCTGTGCGGCTGCACATTGACATGATAGTTAGTCTGGAACACCTTCTGCCACATTTCGCAGCAGTATTCCTCCAGCTCGTCTACATACTGGCATCCGCCATAATATCTGCCTCGGTTGCCGGAGTGATGCGCAGCGGGGTATCCCTCTGAATACTTATTGGTCAGGCAGGAGCCAACTGCTCGCATGATGTTTTCACTTGCGAAGTTCTCGCTGGCTATCAGTTCGATAGTCGTATCCTGTCGGTGCTGTTCTTTTGCAATAAGGTCAAATACTTTTGACTCCAATGAGTACCTCCCAGTTATTCACCACAGTTTGGACAAACCATTCTTCCCTCTGGAATTACTGCACCACAGCAAATGCAGCGGTCTACATTTTCAGCGGTGGGCTTATCCTTAATCTTGATGTACAGTCCGCAATGACAGGTTCCTTCCTCCATCTCACGGAACTCTTTGCACATACACTTGGTATCTTCGCTTCTAACAATAGCGCACGGGCAAAACCCATTGTTGTCTTTAAGTGCCTTGCGCATATGAGCGACGAAGTCTTTGTCAGGATTGATGTTGATTTGCATATTCGTTGTTCCTCCAGAACGGCCAGAATACATTGGCCGCATACTGATTGTCCGAGGCAAGCTCTACGCCAAGCACAGGGTCAAAACGGTGTGGCTTGTTCGGGATATAGCGTCCGAACTTTACGAAGACATTTTCGTAAAGAGAAAGGGTATGAAGCTGGTCTGGGATTTCTTCGGGATAATAACCGGTATAGATGACGACATCATCTTCGCAGTCATAGGTGTCACGAAACAAATCCAGAAATGTGAGAAGTTCCTCAAACTGTTCCATCGGTTCAAGCCCACCGAAGACAACCGCTTTGGTGAGGGGATTTGTCAAATACCGATGGCAGAGCTCATTATCGTCAATCGTAATGGGGGCGCAAGAGCGCCACCCATCATTTTGACAAACAGAGAGAGGAATACCAGCTTCGATACAGCATTTGCCCCCACAGGAAATCGTGCCAATGAACATGGCCGGTTTCTTATAATTGGTGAAGTCCTCATCAACTATCGTCTTTACCCTCATTCGCTCATTGCCTCCGCATAGGTGTACCACTGTCTTGTGTTGAACTCGCGGAAACGGTCTTTGGAATAAGCGCGTGACGGGACAAGATAGCCAACGATGCGCTGATATGTATCGAATACAGGTTCACCGCACACCGGACAATGGTCTGTGCCTACGAAACCGTGATGATGCTTGCATTCGTTGATGCGGGTGTTAAATGCAAAGTAGATAACGCCTGACTGTGCAATCTTGTTGAGCATCTCCCATGCCATATCCGTATTGGGGAAATTCGACTCCAGATTGATGTGGGCGATACTACCGCCGGAACACTTCTCATCCAGAATGGAGCACAGCCGCAGTTTTTCCTGAATGGTGCATTTGGCCGACAGAGGAATCCACTGATTGGAGTAAATGAATTTATCGTTGTGGTCGTACAGGACATTGTCTTTCTGACACAGGATAACAGCGGCACGCTCTGCAGGAACGCTTTCGATATTGAATGAGTACTCCTCGGTGAAGTTGTCCTTAACTTCGTTGAGCGCCTCAAAGATTTTGCTTGCGAAAGTGACGCCCTCATCGGTATAGCTGATATAACCGAATTCGTCTGTCTTGGTATAACCGAAAGCTTCGATTACCTCATACAGGCCGAGGATGCCCATCGTGCAGTACTGCTTGTCCATCTCTACTGCACCATCCTGATAGTTGGGCAGTAAACCCTTTTCGATGTTCCGGTAAATAATATGCCGCACGGTATCAAGAGTTTTACAGCACAGAAGCGCACGCTTTTTAAGAAGAGCCAGATACTTTTTCTCATCGCATTCCGTTTCCAGCGCAATCCGCATCAGGTTGATGGTATTGACCTTGACAGAACCGATAGAAAGTGCCGTGCCGCCGATGGAGTTGATGAACGCATTAAGCTTTGAGGTATCTGACAGCAGACGGCAGCAGTTGGAAAGCGTATTCACATCACCGCTGATGAAGAAGTTACTGTCGTTCCATGTGGTATTGTGGTCGCTGCACCATCTGGCAAAGTTCTCGTCCACAAACTTTCCGTCACGGTACAGAAGACTATAAGTCAGTACCGGGAAGGTGAACATATTCTCGCTTCGGATTTGTGAAACGACCTCCATGAAGAGTTTCTGGTGTTCAATCAGCTCTTCCACACAATCAATGACATAACTTCCGTCCGGATACTGTACGCCGCCAAACAGAGCTTCGATATAATTGCGGTCAAAGATAGACACATTGACAAAGGCGGTCTGGTCGATGCGCATGAACGGCTGATTGAGGCGGTAGATAAACTTCTGGAAGCACTGTTTAATGTAATATTCCGGGTCTTTGATGATGTGACCGCTTTCGCAGTCTTTTTTCCAGAAGTAATATGTCCAAATCAGGACATTGGGGATGCCCACAGCGCCGGAACTGCGGTTGCTCATGTAGCTGATATACTCGATTACATCATCCATGAAGGTGGTGAGGTGCTTGGGTGCCTGATTATTGTAGTTTTTCAGGAAGAAAAGTCCCTCGGTTGCCAATCTGGACAGGTCATAGGCGTAACAATACGGCAGATAGGTGGAAGTCGAGGCATCATGCAGATAAAAGCCGCCGTTATATTCTGTTTCCAGCCATTCCTTTGCCGTTCGGAGGTTGTACCTCTTCTTCATCTCATAGAAAATCTTGTTGAAAGCGAACAGCTTGTCGTGGGATTTTCCTTTTTCATTCAAGAGACTGCGAATATCCTTATTAGAGGCGTTTGCATTGGCGTCAATGGTCACATCGGCCACATTCTTATCAATAAAGCCATCGATGAAGTCAGAGAAATTCAACTGGGTTTCATGAAAACCGTTGAGAAACTCGAAATCCTCACCGTAGCGCTCATTGAGAGCTGCCATTGCCTTTTCAAAGTCTCGGTTCATTTTGAGTGGAATGTTCATTTGCTCCTGTCCTCCTCCTTTTAATGTTGATTAACCCACTGGTTTGCTGTTTGGAAGTCAAGAAGTTCTCCATCCACACTAAGAACAGGAACTTGTACGATTCCGAGCGACAGCATTTCGTCCACAGTGTTGTTTTCTGTGTACGCAATACCCTTTTCTTCTAATTTATGCTTGAGCACCTTACACTTGGGACAACCGGTTGAATACAGAATGATTTTCAATGCGGTTCAGACCTCCTTTGAGCCTTAAAGCAAGCCGCTGATACGGCTTTAGTTGGATATGCAGGACTTCTTCAGCGAAAGCGGCGGGGTCATCCTGCCATTTTGACATGGAATCTGCACAGGCGAGTGCTTGAATAGCGGAATAAGTCTCACTCCACGAGCTGACACGGTACATTCCGTTTTTATCTGCGTCATAATTGCGGTTGTGTGGGGCTGTCATGAGGATTTTGAAGTAATCTCCGCCCTCCAGATTGTGAATACCGTCATCTACCAGCACATCTCCCTTGATAAGCTGTTTATGGGCTGTGATGATGACATCGTTCCATGTCAGGAATGGGAAGTAGTGGAACAACACCTGCTCCATTTTGGCCGCCAGGGTCTGGTAGTTCGATGTAGTTACAATCAGCACAGTATGTCCATCTGCAATCAGCTTTTGCAGCGTCTCTGATGCACCTTTCATTGGCTTGACCCAGCTCCAAAAGGTATCCTCGAACAATGGAGCATATACCTGCTCTTTTGTAAGGGTTGGGAATGCCTTTGAAATATCCCAATCGGTAATATCCGAGAGGCTGGTACTGGTTTGATGCCGTGCGTTCAGGTAGGCGACCCAAGCTTCAGCGAGGTTCTCGATAGTATCATCCATATCAACAAGAATTGTCAGATGACGCATATCACACCTCCTTACAACTCATCGAATGTTGTCTGGTGAAAGCCTGTGTAATCTGTAAGCCATGCAATGACACGCTCTTGCAGGTCTTTCAGCGTACCATCGTTGACAATCCAGTAGTCCGGCGTTGTATTGTCGAGCGCGGTTTCTGACGGATGCGCCTGTTGTTCTTTGGACAGCGGAGTTGTGAAGTTCTTTCTCACGACACGCAAATGAACCATATCAAGTCCGGCACTTTTAATGCAGTCAATCTCGTTGGGGAAGCGGCAGTCGGGAATGAGCAGATAATCCCATGCATCAGGGAAGAGTTCTGCCATTGAGATAATGAAATCGACCCAGAAATCAGGCTTCTGTGTGCGAATGACATCTGTTCCGACATACTGCAGAATGTGGCGTCCAGCATCGTCCTTCTGCCCGTTCCATCCAAAAAACTGCTTGCATATGTATTTGAGCAGGTCTGCATAGTGAGCGACCTGTACTTTATAGCCGTCTGCTTCCAATGTGGATTTCAGAAACCCGGCTGTTGTATCCTTTCCGTGCTGTGCTTTGCCAGAGATAGCGATAATTTTCACGGCATCAGCCTCCTTTTTTATGTGTTGCGTACTGGCAGAAACAATCGATGGCCTGCCGTACATTGATGGAGCCGTCCGGCGGCCTCCATATATGTTCCTTGCCATAATAGACTTCTCTTACTTTGCAGTATGCCGCGACAACAGGCTTGTCCGGGTCATCAACTTGGTGCTCACATATGATAGCGACCGCACTCTTCCCAACCGTTGTGAAGTCATCTACCATTCTTTCAATAGCAAGCCTTTGCCCGTAAGGAACAGCGGCGCCACGGTGTTTAACTTCAAGGATTATGTATTCACGATTGCGCAGTTCAATCAGTCCGTCAATGTCTGTTGGGTAGATGCCACCATCAAGCTCCAGGCCTTTGAAGTCGATAAGCTGGCGCATCTTTTTGGGGTTTCGTATTTTGCTTTTCATAGCCTCACTCTTTGTGCGGCATCTTACCGCAGGACTTTTTCTCCTTGCAGAAGCCCATATACTCACACTTTGGCATGAAGTAGTGGTCAACCAGATATGCCCACTCTTCCGAATACGCACGGAGAGCATTGCACACATCGTCAAACAGCTTTCTATACTCATGATAAGCACGAGAGCACATCCGCTGATGAGACATATCCATGAGATTTCTGGCGTTGTGCTTGCACACGATGCGGGTAGTCATTCCCAACGGCAACAGCAGTGCTGTGTCCTCACGGGGAACGCCGAACGCATCCAGTGCGGTAAGCGCATTTTGGAGAATCGTCATGACTTTCTTGTACCCGGCTGACGCCGCTTCGTCCTTTTCAATGCTGGGCGGTACGACATAATCAAAGCCATGTTCGTAGTCGATATATCTCGTACTTGCCTGCAATCTTGTAGGTGAGCCGCCAATGTGGGTGTACCACTCACGAATGACCCGTGCGGAGTAGCCATCGAGAATCATATAGGCATCGGGGAACTCAAAAGTTCTTCCGTGTTCACTCTCAAGGCAGTCAATACCTCGACGATAGTTTTTCTTCTGGTCGGAAATATCGGCGCCCCAGCAGACACCAGCCTCCGTTCCAATCATGGTGATTGGCTCTTTACAGGTGAAATCCTGAACAATTACCTTACCCATTGGTACCCTCCTTTACGCCTGCTGCAGGTTCTGTTTGATGGCGAATCCATCAAGAAATTCATCCATTGCTTTGGTGTCTCCGGCGGACAGTTCCGCATCTTCTTTGACACGATTCTTTTTTCTGCCACCACCTGTGAGTCTGTCGAATACGCTGTGGTTGATTTCTGCTGTATCTACATGGAAAGTAACCGTAGGGTTGTACTCCCATGTTGCTGGGTTCACCCAATACTGCTGCCAGTTGCCACCGGTCGTGGTGGCCGTGGTAGTAATCGTTTCAAATGCAGTGGCGACACGCATGGCCTCAGCCGCAATATTTCCGGCATCGATAACAGCAGCATCCATTCTGGTAGTGTGGGTATGTGCATCAAAGCGGACAGTCATACCTGTATCCGTGAATTGGACAGGGTCACGGCTGGTAAGCCGGAATACTCTGTTCTCTTCATCGACAACAATGTTGTCGTCCAGCGCCATGCCCGGATGAAAGGTCATCCCAAGAACCGCAGGCGAGACCATCGTGCCTTCAGTCGGCTCGTTGATAAGCGCAATACGATAGCCATAAAGGAATCCGTAGTGGTCGCCGTCTCTGTTTGCGTGGATGTCCGTGGTGGCAAGAAGCTCTCGATAAAAATCCGCTGTCATAATGAGGACGATTTCATCTTGCGCACAATAAGTCCTCACACGCTCTGCCTCTTGCAAGGCGTTATCAATGTATCTCTGAAATTCCGCTCTATCCATTCTCAGCTTACCTCCTCAATGGGTGACACGGTACACATGGCAACAACCTTGTCGAAGCAGTCACAGCAGAACTGGAGATGAACCTTGTCGCCGTCATGGACACTGCCATAACCGATTCTTGTATGTATTGTAAAGTTCTCCTGCCGGTCAAAGAAATCAAGCTCTTTGCCGCAGAGATTGCAGACTTGTTTGTCCTGCAAAATTTGCACCTCCATGCTTATAAAATCCATGTTTTATATGTAATCAAAAAACCTGCTGATACGCTGTCAGCGTGTAATACTCGCCATCTCTCTCATAGCCTTTGCAGTAGATGATGTCACCCTCTTTGACAGGCTCCTTATCAAAGACTCTGTTGAAGACAGTGAACCGGCTCTCCTTGCCGCTGCCGATAGATTTCGTGAACAAGCTATACCCGAACTGCTTATTGTCACGCTTACGGTACAGCGGCTTGATATCCGTGATGTAGAGTTTGCGCCGGTCGGCTTCGTTGCCGGACACATAGCCGATGTAGCCCATAACATCATAGAAGTTGCGCACCTTGATAAGGTCGCTCAAGTCATCCATTCCTGCTGCTTTGATGACGGTTTCTGCCTCTCGCAGGATAGATGCGACATCAAGAAGCGTATAACTCTTTGCGATGCCGCCTGACTTGGTTACGCCCACCGCATATCGCTTTACGATTTCCTCCAACGGCGTTCCATCCACATCGCTTTTTCGTATCTGCTTGGCTTGTCCTTTCTTGAACATCTCGGAAAACAGACTTGTTATGCGGAGAAGTTCACGCTGATTACCAAAGTCAGAGAAGAAATCCAGCTTAATGAGGATGTCAAGCTGCCTGGAGTTAATGCTGGTCTTTTCATCCAAATCCCTGAGCAAATCCATGAAGTAGGAGTATTTATTTCTGGCAAGGTCATAGAGTTCATCGGCAAGATTGGCGCTCATATACTTGATGGAGGTGAGCCCCTTTGCAATGATTCTCTTTTCTCTGTCGAAGAAATACTCACCTCTGGACAATCCCCACTTTGGCAGTGTGACGCGGATGCCGACGCTGGTAGCGTAATTGGTAATGGCGGCGGTCTTATCCATGTTATCGCCAAAGATATTGAGTGCCGCAGTGAGGAACTCTAACGGATAGTAGTAACGAAGATACCCACAGATGTATCCAATGGAGGAGTAAGCATCAGAATGGTTCCATGAAAAGCCATAGGCGGAAGCATCCAGGATGATTTGCAAGAAAGGCTTAATGATTTTCTCGCATTGTTCCGAAGTCATGTCATATTGTTCCGAACAATAGGCAACGAATCGTTCTTCAATTTCAGGAAGCAATGTCTCAGTGCCCTTTTTCTTTGCAATAGCACGGCGCACATTATCAGACTCTGCAGCAGAATAGCCACAGAACTTGACGAGGAACTGCATGATAGTCTCCTGCATGGCGATGCGTCCAGCTTCGGGGGAAAGAAACTCATTCAGTGCATCGAAACCGTTATCGTAAAACTCGCCCTTCGCAACGCTGTCACGAAAACTGGCGCAGGCAGGGCGGAGAAGTCCGTTGCCAAAGGACATCCATTTCAGCATGGAGAAGTTCGGGATTTTGGAGCGAGCCGTTTCCAGTGTGCTGTCTGACATAAACTGCCGGAGGTAGTGCTGTGCGCTGTCCGACTCCCATTGGAAGATAAGCGTTGTATCATCGCGGATGCTTTTCCATACGCTCATATCTTCCATATCTGTGTTGTCGGGGGTAAGCCGCTCAATGCCGAGAGTTTTACAAGTTTCATTGATGACACCGATATTATCAAGCCCCAGGATATCCAGCTTGACATACATCAAGTCGTCCAGCTCTTTCATGTTAATCATGGAGACCGGATACTCAGATGTAGATACGCTGCAGAGGCCTACGGTCTGCTCAATGGGCAGGTCGCTGATAAGCGCCCCGCTTGGGTGGGTTCCGATGGAAACAATAGTGCCGTTGACAATATCCACATACCGGAAAACCTCCGGATACTTTTTGCGAACTGCCTCTTCATGCGTCTCAACTTCTTTGCAGATGTGGTTGGAAACCTGAATATAGTTAATGTCCTGCCGGTCTTTGTAGAGGGCACGGCACACATCTCGAACAGCTCCCTTCAACGCAATGGTGTTAAAGGTAATGATTTCTGCGGAACGGATGCTTGGCAGGTTCATCTTGTCACGAAGCAGGAACCGTTTGACTGTGTCTCTATCCTTGCCAGAGTAGTCCGTATCAATATCTGCATTGGTCACACGGGAGGGGTTCATAAAGCGGAAGAAGTTCAACCCGAACCGCAGACTGTCCATCTGTGTAATACCAAGCAGATAGGCAATCATACTGCCGGACACAGAGCCTCTTCCGTAACCGCATTGGATACCGTTTTCTTTTTCCCATTCCCGCAGGTATGTTTGCAGGAGCATAAAGTCAATAGACTTTGTCGCCTTGTAGACATCAAACTCTTCTTCGACAACACGCTCCAGCTCCTCTTTGGTATGGTTCTTCAGCGCATAGGGATGCGTCTCCATAGCAGACTGGACTTTTTCTCGGAAAGTTTTCTCCGGCTCTGCGTAAATGTGAGGATACTTGGTGCCTCTGTCCAACTCAAATGGTTCCACCATATCTGCCAGCCGGTTGGTGTTCTCAATGGCCTGCATATACTCGGTTTCCGGCAACGAACCTTGCGCTCGATAGGCTGCGACCAATTCATCATAAGTTTTGAACTTCAAGTCCCAACGCTCTTCGCCGTCGAAGAAAATGTTTTTGGATGCCTGCAGGATGCTGCGGCCTTTCTCGTGCTCTTCATTCAAAACATGAGTATCTGTTCCAGCTATCAGTGGAATAGTGAGTTCCTGACTTAACGCAAGCAGCTTTTTGTTATAGGAAATCTGTTTTTCATCCATGTGATGTCCAACTTCCAGAAAACAGCGATGCCGGTTACGAGTCAAAAAATCGAGGTACACCCGCTGTACCTGCTCGTCGCCTTTCCCAAGCACACCGCCGACACAAGCGGTAGTGACAAGGATGTTATCCGATGTGTGGAACAACTCGTCAAAGGTAATGCGGGGAGCATAGTAGAAATGGTTGTCCTTCCTACAAAAACTGTTAGACACGAGACGGTTCAATTCCAAAAAACCGCTGTAGTTTTTGGCGAGAAGAACGCAGTGATAGTTGTCTCTGATTTTTTCTGTAAGCGTTGTGGTGAGATAGCACTCAACGGCGTGGATATACTTCATCCCGGCTGCTTCAATCGCACTTTTCTTGTGCCACCACTCAAAAACAGAACCGTGTTCGGAAAAGCCCATCGCATTCATGCCGCATTCTTTGGCTTTTACGATGTACTCTCCGTATTTTGTGACCGAATCAATATTGGTAACGCCATTTGACAGGTCACTATGTAGATGATAGACGGTGTATTGCCCACTCATCGCCACGACAGCCTCCCTTCGTAGAGTTTTTTCCAAGTTTCTTGGCCTCTATCGACAGGACTGTCCTTTTCACCAAGTAAATTATCCTTATCCCAAAGATATTGCACATTGACAAACTGCTTTAACCGCTTGATATTGTGGTCGTCTCGGATGCAGACATCCTTATCAAGGGCAAAAACCACACGGCAGCCAAGTGCTGCCAGCAATTTCATCTGATTTGGGTTCAGATGCGAGGTCAAAATCGCCCCGGTATTGTGAATTCCGTAAGTATCGGCAAGTAGAACGGATTTGCAGCCCTCAAACAAGATGATTTCCCCTTTCTGGAGGATAGCATCTCTGTTTTCTGCAAGACCATAGATGGTTTTCAACTCACCCCACGACATGAAATAGGTGTATTTACGCAAACCCTTCTCTTTCCAGCGCGGGTCGAGGGTTCGCCCACCGATATTGACGATTTTTCCGTCTGGATTTCGTATTGGATAGACAAGCCGGTCGGAAAAGCTGTCATAGTACACCGAAAACTTGTCTATAGATGCACGGGAAATGCCTTCATGTTCCCAAACAGCCAACTTATCGTCTCGTTTCTCATACCGCTCCATGTAATCATCCGGCAGCACTGTTCCTTTGGCCTTTTTTGCTGTGTTATGGGGTGGCGCAAACCGTTTTGCCACCTCTGTAGCTGCAAGACGCTTTCTTGAACTTACTTTGCCATTAAATCCGCTGTATTTTTTCAGCTTTTCTACGGCTTCTGCCATACTACACTTGTCATAGTACCGAATAAATGTCAGCACATTGCCGCCGATACCGGAGGAAAAGTCAAAAAACGAATTTGTTTCTTTACGAACGGAGAAAGACGGCGTGTTTTCATCTTTAAGAGGTGACAGTGCCCAGTATTCTCCGTTTTTCTCTGTGAAATCCGTATATTGAGAAATGTAATCCAGAATATCAACTGACTCTATCAGTTCAGACAGCTCCAAACCGTCTCCTCCTTTCGCATTTTATTTAATTGTTATGACGGATTAAAATGGAGTCTGAGGAATATGCTGCTTAGCCTGTTCATAGAGAATATGATTACCGTCAAACAGCAAGTCTATGTATTCATCCTGTGTCATCTGCATACCGTTACGATTGACTGTGACACGCAGCTTTTTATTGCCGCATTCTGCACCGTCTGCCTCGATTTCCTCCGGTGTTTTATCGGAAATCATAGCAATGGTCGAAGCGTTTCGTGCAATCTTGGCACTGTCGGCAAGCTTACCTGTGATAGTTGCCTGTGCCGCACCGATACCGGCAATATTCATCTCTCCGCAGATTTGGTTCTTCACCATATCCACAAAACGGCCAAGTTCCTGATAGCTATCGAAGGCATCACCCTCGCCTTTACCTTTGAAGTAGTCCACGATAAGGACATCCAACCCCTGAGTGTGCTTGACCTTGTTGACAGCGGTATAAATACTCTGCTGGTCGAACATGGGGATGTAAATATGGGTGAACTTACGAGTCTTGAGCCACTCTTTTGCCGCCAGAATCCGCTGTTCCTCTTCCTCACTGTAGTTACCGGAGGTAAGGCGCTTATACTCAATGCCTGACAGATGAGCGAGAATACGGGAGGTAAAAAGCCGTGTGTTTAACTCGCTGTCCAAATACAGCACGGCGTAATCCTGCTTAAGCAAATCCACTGCGCAATTCAGCAGCATCATACTCTTACCCTGCTTCTGTTCGGCGCCAAAGATGAACAACTCTCCACGCTCAATTGTGGCGTAATCGTTCAAAGCAGGGAACTTGAAGGGGATTCCTGCGTAACCGGCACCCTGACGGCCTTTGATTTCCTCCCAGCATTTATCGACCACATCTTTATAGGCCGGGACATCATTGGTTGTAGAAAATTCCATCATCACATCGTCAAGCATCTTATAGATTTTCTGCTCGATGTTCTCAGCAGAAGGTTGTGTACACAGCTTTTGGCATTCCTTTAATTGCTGGTATGTATCTCTGCGAAACGCTGCGTCCATCACATTATTTACGAGAAGCTTATACTCCTCGACTGTATTTCGGCTGATGTTTTCGCTGTTTTCCATGAGCGTATAGAGCTGGTCGATGCTCAACTCATCCGCAAAACGCCGGGTGGCCTCTTTAGCAGTCAACGCCTGGATAATATTGTATGGGTCAATGCGTTCAATGCCATCTCTTGCGAGAGAACAAATCGCCTGATAGATATAGCGGTTCTCTTCGTTTGTGAAATGGTTTGGCAGCAGCTGCTCGGAGTAGTATGAAAAATCAGGATGGTGAATCAGCGTGGCGATAATACCCGCTTCGCTTTCGACCCGCGCCATATCTTCATTTGCCAGCATTTCTCATCACCTCTTCTTCATCAACTGATAGTACTCGCACTCATCCTGCATTTCGCAGAGGTGGGTACATTTGAAAAACTCACATGACGGTTTGAAATCTGATTCCTGCCGTATCTCGGAAATCATTTCTGCAAGCCATTGTTTCGCACCTTCGTAGTCCTTTTCCAAGAACGGCTCTTCGATGAAGGTATCGGTGCGGAAACAGTTGAAGCAAAGCTTGCGAGGCCGAACACCGCATTCCTCCTCGACCGCAGCCGAATAGAGGTATAACTGCTTAAGGTAAGCATCCAGTTCCTCGTCCGTTTTGGTCGGTTTCTCCCGCTTGCTCCGAGGTTTCAAAACCCTGGACTTGTTATCCACCACATAGAGGGAGCCATCCAGCTCTCCAAGAAAATCAATGTAGCCAATGAAGGGGATTCCATTCACCTTGAAATCCACCTTCTTTTCAATGGCTACAGGTCGATACGGGAACGGGTGGATGCCCCGCAAATACTCAAGACCACCAGTGAAGTAGTTCCCGAAGACCGTTTTATTTGGCGCCCGACCGACAACCTCTTTCTTGAAATCTCGCAGGTAAATGTCTGTCAACTGACGCGGGGATTTTCCCTCCTTGAAGTAGGCTTCAATCAGCTTGTGCATGAATGTGCCATAGCTTGCGAAAAACATTTCTTTGCCGTGGATATGCCGGATGTACTTCAGATAAAATCGATACGGACAGTCTACGAAAGCTTTGATACGGGAGTAGCTCCAGACCATATCGTCAATGAGCGGTGCGTAATTGATTTCTCCCATAGGCCGCCACCTTTAGAAAGGCAGGCGGTTGTCGTCGATTTCACCCTCATCAACTGTGGGCTGCGGCTCTGTACTGCTGTCACGAGGTTCCTCTCCGTCAAGCTCGAAGGAGAACATTTTGAAGTTGGTATATGTAACCTTTTTCTCTTTGTCGTACTTGGTCGTCACATCTACATCGCCGAGTTTGATGCGGTTGCCCTCTTTCAAACCGGCAGCTTTCTTTGCTGCCGCCGTTCCGATGGCAAGGACGAAACCGGAAAAATCCTGTTCATACTCGCCGGACTGTTTGTTCTTTCGACTGATGGACATACGAACCTTCGTGCTGGTGTCGCTCATCGGCGTTACTTCCCAGACTTTTGCATAAGCACCTGTGCGAAAACCCATGTGTTACTCCTCCTTAATACTGAATGTCTCTTTGAAATCTGCCAGCAATTTACCGGCAAGAGCTGACTCGGTGATGGCAAAATAGTTGCCGCCCTTTGCGTACTTGGACACAAACTTTTTCACATCCTCCGCCTTATCTTTATTGGACTCAAGGAAGTGCTTGACTGTCTCGTCAAAACTCTGGATGATACCTTCCGCAATCATTTTATCCTCAGCCGCCTCAGCAGCACGCTGCTTGCTGCGGAAATTATCGGGGTCGTCATCCGGCGTTGCGATGTTGAAATACTTGAGAAGGAAGTACCGACTTGAGTAAGTCAACCCGGAACCAAATGCCTGTGAAGCATCGCTCTGCTGCCCAACAAGAGCCCAACTGACATCGATGCGTTCTTCGGGATTGTCGTTGTTGACCCAAGACCATGTCATATCGGCGCTTACCAGAATCTCGTTGCTATTTTCTTCGTAAAACTCGCCCTTACCAGTTGTCTTGGTTTTCTTATATGTATAGGGTTCTACCCTTGTAGTTCCAGACTGAATGCTGGGAACCAGTGACAGGTGATACTTGTCCATAAAAACCGAGATTTTTGCGAGAATTTCATCTTCGGTGACATACTTGTAGCCGTAGCCGCTTTTGTTTTTCCGAATGACCTCGACCTGTTTTCTGACCTTAGCAAGCTTTTGATAAATGTTGCCTGTCTGCTCTGACATAAATAACCTTCTTTCTTTTTATTCGCCGCAAAGATAGGTAGCTTCCATATCGGCAAGATGCAGCAGGACAGCAAGCTTACTCCGCTCGAAAATTTTGCCGATAAAAGCATTCCCGCCCTTTACTGCTGTGTCCCAACCGCCCATATGAGCGCGGATAGCGAGAATTTCCTCCGGCTCAAGATGCATGAAGTTCTGAATAAGGATGACAGACTTGTCTGCGTGCTCTCCGCATGGGAACTTCTCATCGATTTCATAGACCTCTTTCTTGTACCACTGGCCGGTCTCCTCATCCTTGACATTGCGAAAACCTTTCTTGTAGAAGTTGACCTTGCAAATGTCGTGAAGCAGCGAAACAACTGCGACAGTTTCTTCGGGGTAGCTGTTCTGCAATCCGGCGTTTACCAGCCCTCTCTTTAAGCAGTCATACACATTCAGGGAATGCTGAAGAAGCCCACCTTCATGGCAGCCGTGGAACTTTGTGGATGCTGGTGCAACGAAGAAGTCGGAATCCTCCAACCATCGCAGAAGCATATCGGAGCCATCTCTGTGTACTGCGTTATTGTACACAGAAAGAAATCTCTCCTTTAACTCGCCCATAGGAACCACTCCTTTCAATCTTGTATTTTATTTAATTGTGTTGATATATGTAAAGAGACGCCTGCTTGGTGCAGGCTCTCTAATTACCAATTCCGATTTGATTTGGGAATGGGATAAAGCTTTTCAGCCGTTGTCTTTGCATGGGACAACTTCATTTTACCGTATGTCTGCATCAAAAGCATGACTGCGATATTACGGTTTCCGTCCAATTCCAAATCCTGATACTGGCTTTTCCCATACAGGCTTCCGTTTGCGGTGCGGAATGGGAGTCTCTCTTCACCGACATTCTGCCAGCCAAAACGGCTGGTATAACCATAAGTACCATCGTACTTCTTGATGAGAGACTTCTTAGCTTCCTCATCGCAGAAAACAGGATTGTCTCGCTTAAAAGACTCGATACGCTCCCAAACCGCATCGTACATATCGGGATTCTTTACATCCTCCATCATACGCTGCTCCAGCTCGGGGTCGGTATGTTCTGCGATATATGCCTTGATTAAACGGCTGCGCTCTTCGCCGACAGCTCGTTCACCAATCTCTTTGGCTGTTTCTGTGGCAAGCCAAGCACCGCCTGCAAAGATTGAAAACAAATCTCCGATACCCATTTTTCACCGCCTTACATCAGGAAAGCCAGCTTCCAGCGCTGGTAGTCTTCCATATAGTCTTTTTCAATTTTGTTTTGTTTGTGCTCCAGCTTGACCCTGCCTTTAACAACATATGTCCGCCCGGACATGAAATCAACTGCTGCGTCAGAGAAGTCCACTGGAATACCAGCCCGCTCTCTCTCGTACATCCGATAGAAAAGCCCGGACATCCATACTCTGTAGAAGCTTAATTGCTGCTTTGTCTTGCCATCCTGAAGTGCGGCGGCAGAGCGGTGCGAAAGCATGGAGCGAATGGACATGGTTTTTGTGGTAGCCCGAACCCCACGCATAATGGTATCGCCAGGAACTCTGTCACGCCGAATTTCCTTTGCGTAATTCGGATGTTTGTACAAAAAACCAGGAAGCTCCACCGCATTATGAAATGCAGGAAGGGATTCGCGGTAAAGAGGAACACAGTTCTCGCCGTACCGAATGGACATATCCATGAAGTCTACATCCGAAGCGGTGATGCTCAGCGTATCTTCTTCCCGGATACCGGAAAACGCCATCCAGTAGTAGCAGCGGTAGAGATTATCGATAGTCTCGTCGCCCTCTGGGTCAAAGACCTCGTTGAGATACCGCTGGAGATGTAGCGGGCTTGTGACCATCTGCTTTCTGACTTTGTCAAGACCGACCGCTGTGATGCGAAGCATCCCATCACAGGCACCCGGCACATTCATGGTAATACACCACTTGACATACTCTTTCAGTATCGTCAGCGACATCCATTGACTTTTGGAGCGCAATCCTACGATTTCATCAATCACAGGCTGTAGTTCCTCGGTGCTTTTCGTACACAAATCAGCACCCCATGCCTCTTCATGCGGCTCAAACGCGGTAAATACCGTTGTTGCCACATTCGCGGTATTGATGCTTTGTGTATAGTTGCGGATGAAGTTTATCTTTAACCCTTCATTGTACATGGCGAACCTCCCGTTAATTGTATGTAGGGTTATGCCGGAACGGCAGCATTCAAGCGGATTGCCTTATGCCAAACGGCAAGCAGCACCTCAGTATCCAGAAATGAAATAGCGGAGGTAGCGAGGAGATTTGCTGCTGCTATCTGCCGCATATAGCGGTTGGACAATGTGGTGATATACTGACCGATGCGTTCTTTCGACATACATTCGGGATTCTCGCACAGAACCATGCTATCCAAACGAAGGCCACTGTCAGCCGACTTGATAACAACATGGGTGGGCTGTCCGGCTTTCTTAATGGAACTGGTGAGGGGAAGGGCGATGATGTTGGGACTGTGTGCGTTGCCGACATTGTTCTGAAAAACAACACCGGGGCGCCAGCCATTTTGTTCGCAGCCGCTTCCTCCAAAGTTCATCAGATATACTTCCCCAATTTGAGGGACTCTCTGCTCATTATGATGAAAACCCAAGGTACTAACTCCTTCAATTCAATTATGTTGATAGTTGGAGTATAGCATAATGGTGGTTTTAAGTCAAGTCAATTATATAGACAACATAAAAAGTTTATGAGAAAATAAGGGTGTAGGTTTTCTCGGGCTCCACAGCTTTCATGTTACCGCAGCTTACCGTGAGTATAGTACCCAAAGGATTGGCATCGCTATTGATTTCGGCAAATTTTATCCGGTCGATGCGCATAGTACTTGTCTCGGACTTTAGGCAAATCAGATTGGGATTTTCGCATATCAACATAATTGGGAAGGACAATCTGATTTTGCAGGGGTCTGCCACACGATACCATTCCTGATTCTCCGTGCAGAAGAGAACCTGTTGCGGTTTGTTTCGGGAACAGTATTCCTTCAGTTCCCTCACAGAAACTCTTTTTTTCATCTCGTAGTCAGAAACCTCCATTGATTTACGAGGAAGCCCATGTTATACTACAAGTGGGTCATGATGAGTGGTGTCGTTATGACCACGGCCTGTAAATCTATGGGCTGCTCGCATACTGTTTTCTTGAGTTTGTGTTCATCGGCAGTATGCAACATGGGATAGTCCGTCGAAAGGCGGACTATTCTTTTTCCTATTGACAGAAACATAAGTTTATGCTATCCTGTCAATGCAAACAGTAGTTACGGTGTTAATGCTACCACAAATAATGGGTCGTGTCAACAACCAATCTCAAATTACGGAGGATAGTCATCATGGACTTCGGCCAGCGCCTGAAAAATCTGCGTTTGGAGCGTGGATATACACAGCAGGATTTGAGTTCTGCTGTCGGAGTCTCTACCGTTGCTGTTAGGTCGTGGGAACACAACACGAAAAAGCCGAACATGGACGCTTTGATTGCGCTTGGGCGTTTTCTGAACACATCGATAGATACGCTTCTTGATATTCAGCCGAAAGGGAGCGAACAAAACTACACTTTTATACTTTCTCCCGCAGAGAAACGCTTCCTACAGGACTATCGTGGGCTTGATTCCCACGGCAAAAAAATTGTGAACACCGTATGCTCTTTGGAGAAAGAGCGTATTGACCTGGCGGCAAAACCGAAGAACCGCAGCAAGGTTATCCAGCTTGCAAATACCGAGAGAGAGCGGTATATCCCACGATATACTACACCATCCGCAGCCGGTACATCTGTCCCGCTTGATGGCGCTGACTTTGAGATGATTCTGGTGGACAACAGTGTGCCAGACGAAGCAGATTACGCCGTAAACATCCAGGGAAACAGTATGTTCCCATATATTCACGATGGCGACATGGTATATGTGAAAAAGGATGCGGAAATGGCTATCGGCGATGTCGGTATCTTCTGTGTAGATGGCGCAATGTACTGCAAGCAGTACTATGTAGATGAAAATGGGAATCTTGAGTTAGTATCCGCGAACCCAGAACTTCGTAACACGAATGTCTTTGTGTCATCGGATAGTGGCAGCTCCGTAAAGTGCTACGGAAAAGTCCTGATGGGGTTCAAGCTGGAACTGCCGGACTATTTGTTTGAGGAGTAAAAGAGCAGGGCAATCACGCCCTGCTTTTTCTTTACTGGATAGCAGACTGAATGTGGCTTTTTGCGTCGTCGATTTTTTCAAGCGCATCATTCAGACTATCCAATGCGTCTTCCATCTTTTCAAACCGTTCTGTGCTTTGCAGATTTTCAGGGTAGTTATCAACACAGTCCTGCTCCTTGTCACAAACCCTTTCTACCACAGAAGCGGCATTGCTCAACATATTGAGGGCGTCTCTGAGCTGCCCCCGTCTTCTATCATCCACTCAATTCCTCCTATGAAAGCAATTTGCATAGTGAATTAGGCCGTCTGCCACACACCAGCGATATTCATATCGAGCCGCAGAGTATTTTCTGCCGCCTTAGAGATAGAGAACGAAGTGACTTCCTGTAAAAGCTTACAGAAACCATTCTCCCTGCCATTTTCCAGAATGACCTCATCGCAGAAGATGCTGATAGTCAGCACCTTGTTATCCATATTGACACTCGCGTCAATGACGGAGCAATCAATCTCTTCAAAAAGCGCATCGACTTTCTCGCAAGCTCTGCTGACCTGCCCGGATTTTTCCGGTGAGACAACAAAAGCCGCACCGAACTCTTTGGAGGCATCCTCAATCAAACCATGCACCGTGTCAAAACAACCTTTGTATTCCATATTGTCCGCCCCCTTATTCGATTGGTATTGTGATACCATGAAAGGTAAATGTCAGCCGAATCCTGTTTTTTGTCAGAGGATAAACCTCTGTATTGCTGGCAAACTCAGCGGCTCTGGCAAACCACTCCGGATTATCAAAGTCCAACTTCTTTGCCTCGATAGAGACACTGCCCATTGTCTTGAACGGTTCACACAGCTTATATGAAAGAACGGCATCCGTTCCTTTGGCGAAATGCTTGAGCACAGAATATACAAACTTCATCTGCTGATGCTTGGGAAGATTGATGATGGTTGTCTTCATCTCATCATTCATTACCTCATCATAAATAGCATCAACGAAACTGTCGAACGCCGTTTCAATGTCGGCATCAAGCGCATACTGCAAATCCAAATTGTTATCCATAAAGACCACTCCTTCCAATATCTATTATACCATACACAGTCAACTGCAGAGCTGACAGGTGATTTCCACCTCACCGACTGCGTTCTCTCCGAGAATTTGCAGCAGAGAGTTCGCAATCATGTCTGCGTTGATTTTTCCACTAAAAGAAAGAGAGACCTTTTTCATGGACATGATTTCGTTCTTGTCAGGCGTTAAGTCGTGAGGCTCCACCAGCTTAGCAGGAGTTGGCGCAGGCTTTACCTCGCCCTTCAAAAAACTACCCCACGCTTCTCGCTGCTCGGCATTCATGGAATGCCCTACGGGGAACTTTACCGCAAGGCCATTTGCTTGAATAAATCTGCGTATGGTAAGCGGCTGTACATGAAACATAGCTGCCAGACTGGTTGCGTTTGCCCCGTAAACAGCCAGCAGGTGGTTGAGATATTCCTCCTGCGTCGGCTTGGAAACCTCCTTAAAAATCTCCCAGGAAGTAGGTCGGTTCAAGTTGATAGACAATGTTTTCCCATTCCTTTCTTTCCACTGCTTTTTCGTCAAGCTATCTGACGGAAGAGAACACTTCCGACTTTTGCTGCCACGCTTGCGATGACGAGCCTGTTGAGCCAGCTGCTTCTTTTGCCAGCAATCATAAGTGAAGTCATCCACCGTGTTCCTCCATCCTTTGATATACGCGGAATTTCTCTTCCAATTCTGTCGGCGACCGCGCTTTTCCAAGCTTGCGAAAGTTACCATCTACCAGTTCATACAAGAAATAGAAGTCGCGGCTGTCTTTACTTGTAAGAATAAAGCGCAGTTCGTGATGGCTGTCATAGTATCCCACCCACACTCGCTCACCCTTTGGATATTTAGGTTCGCTCAATAAGTTCCACCGCCTTTCGCAGCAAAACATCGTGTTCGTTGGGAAGCGTATCAAGAATAACTTCCTCCAGCAACTCATGGAGAATGACTCCGATTTGTTTCCCCTGCGGCACACCGAGGGAAATAATATCTTTTCCGTTGATTGCCAGGTCTTTTAAGGAAAAGCATTTTTCCTGTTCAAGTATCTCTGTCATCAGCACGCCAAGTGCCACGCACCGCTCGATTCTTGACCCCTGTGTACCTTCTGCATGGGCTTTGATATCCGCCATCCTGACATCCAGCAGCTGAGAAAATCTGCGCTCACCGATTTTGCAGAGCCACCGGCGAACTGTCTTTGTGGTTGGTTCAATGACGGTATCATGGTACAAAACAAGGTCAAGCACTTCCTGTTTTGTTGCGGTGTCGAAGCGCAACCGTTCCAGAACGACTTTAGCAATGTCATAACTATAGTTTCCGTGTCCGTGAAAATGGCCGCCATTCTCATCCTCTGTGTAGCAGCAAGGTTTCCCGATGTCGTGTAGTAGCAGTGCTACCTTAACGGCGATATCCTTGCCTGTATAGTTGGAGACTGCATGAGCGATGTGGTCATAGATGGTGTACTGGTGGTATTTGTTGTTCTGGTTAAAACCGATACACGGTTTCATTTCTGGGATGATGGTTGCAATCACATCAGAATAATCCAGCAGAACAGGGAGAACTCCGTTTCCGAGAAGCAGCTTGCAAAGTTCGCTGTGGATTCTTTCCGCAGCAATATTCGTAAGCCGCCATGCGTTATCATGAATGGCCTGCGCTGTATCCTTCTCAATTGAAAACCCATAGACAGAAGCAAACCGCAATGCACGCAGAATGCGAAGCGCGTCTTCACCGAATCGGTCATTTGGATTTCCAACGCAGCGAATGATGCCATTCTTCAAATCGTCTACACCGTGAAAGGGGTCAATAAGACCAGCGCTGTTATACGCCATCGCATTGATGGTAAAGTCTCTGCGGGACAAATCCTGATAAATACTCTCTGTGAATGTGACAGAATCAGGACGGCGATTATCTGAGTAATCCCCGTCAATGCGGAAGGTTGTAATTTCGTATTTACCCGCTCGCTCCATATCCGCAGTAATTGTACCATGCTTTAATCCTGTATCAATCGTCCGGACGCTACAGCGGTTGAGATGCTCCTTAACCTCCTGCGGTGTAGCAGAGGTGCAGATGTCCCAGTCTTTCGGCTCTTTGCCGAGCAAGCTGTCTCGAACGCAGCCACCGACAATATATGCCTCATGATTTTCATAGCGAAGCCCAAGAATAATCGCCTTTGCGCCCTTTGGAATAGAAATCTTATACATCAAGAGACCTCCTGTTCACGCTGACCACAAACTCATCAACGCGCTTCATATCAGGATGCTCCGGCAGGTTTGTGTTCCGCTTCGCATAATCAAGACGCTTTTCAAAATCTGAAACCATCTCGAAAAACTCTGGACGGTAGGTGCCATCCTCCAGTTGATATTCTCCTCTGCGGATACTCATAAGAAGAGGCAGGTCGGCGCCACGATAAGTGATGATGTCACCTTTCTCAAGGATATCCAGACACATCAGATACAGGCGGATGAGATGCATGGCGTGCTTGTTGAGATGATTGTCATCCTTCTTATGGTTTCTGTGGTTCAGCTTTTCATAGGTTCCGACAACATTGGTCAAGTCGTTTAGAATGCTGTTGAACTCACGCACCGGATACTTTGTAAGATGAATGTCTGCAAAAATCTCTCTGTCCAAATCCTCGCGTGAGCTCTCAGCCGTGTAAAGAGTGATGCCACCATTCTCAAAGACCCGATACCTGCTTTCAAACGCCTTGACTGCGCTCTTCATAGAGTTTAGGATGTGCTCTTCTTTCCGTGCTTGCGGAAGTTTGTCTCTGGCGAGAGCATTTTCCAGCCGCCGCAGTTGCTGGTTAGCATATCCTCCAAAGGAGTTTACCGCTCGCTTGGAAAGGAACAGCTTTCTGTTCTCAATCATTTCTCGCCCAATGTCAGTGCAAACCATGTACTGCTCCGGACGGCAACCCAGCATCTCAATCGTATTGGGATTGCAGTTCAGAAGCAAACTTACAAGCTTATTGAATGAGTAAACTGTGGTATCCGTTCCTGTATGAACGACCTGCTCGAAGTTAGATAGTCCCAGCAAATCGGAACGGCTGTTTAAGGCACAACCACGGATATCCACATCAGAGGTTTCAACATTTGTACCGTAGGAGTAACTGCCGCCCAGCGTGAGAAAAATGATTTTGCCTTTCAGATGTTCATTGCTTCTGAGAAATTCATACGCAGGGCTTTGCAGCATCTCTCTGATTTGTTCTGTGGTCATGTTATCCCTCCTCGTTAAACATTCAGGGCAAGAGTATCATATAAAGTAAGAATCCCGCCAACAACAACGAACTCATATGTGTGGTAGGCCGCACCGGGAAGAACGCCATAGTTACTGCTCTCGTCAAATACATTGAAGACCTGGCATCGCTCGTCATGTGATAATTCGAGAAACTCTCTGCACTCTTCTTCCGAATCGAAGGAATACAGTGTAGCTTTTGTTGCCGACTCATCGAAGCCAATATAGTTTGACACATACAGTTTCTTCACTTTCCCACCCCACTTGCCAATATTTCAATGCACGACGCGATGATGTTCGCCGCATCAACTATTTCGTCTGCTGTATTCATTCTGGAAAATGAAATTCGGATAGAACTTCTTGCTTCATCTGGTGTTAGTCCCATCGCTATCAATACATGACTTGGTTCAGCCTCATGACTGCGGCAGGCGGAACCGGCTGAAATACAAATGCTCTTTCCGTCAAGCATCAAGAGCAAAGTCTGTCCGTCAATGCCACGCAGGCACAGATTTAATGTTTTCCCTGGACTGAGAACAGACGACCCATTGGTATGCACAATCTCTGCGCACCCATTCTTTTTGAGAGCATCTGTCAATGCCATATAAAAACGCTGTTTAAGCGTAGAAACCCAAATACAATCCTCATGAAGACTCTTGGTGGATATTTCGCAGGCCATACCAAAACCTACAATACCGGCAACATTTTCTGTTCCGCCACGAAGTCCAAATTCCTGCTCCGCACCGCCGAAGATGATGGGTGCCAACATACTTTTTTCTTTGGCGAATAGTGCTCCGACACCTTTTGGCCCGTGAATTTTATGAGAAGAAATAGAGAGAAAATCGCACCCGATTTTTTCCACATCGATGGGATGGCAACCGGCAGCCTGAACGCAATCTGTATGGAACAGGATGCCACGCTTCATGCAAATCGTGCCGATTTCTTCAATCGGATTGACGGCGCCGGTTTCATTATTGACATACATAACAGATACCAGCCCTGTCTTGGGGGTAATAGCATCTTCTACGCTCTGCGCAAACACTTTTCCGTCGCTATGTGCAGGCAGATATTCAATATAAAACTCATCTTTTATAAGCGAATGAGCCGCTTTCAGAACGGAGTCGTGTTCAATGGCAGAAACCAGAATATGCGTCTTTCCGATACTTTTAAGATATTCCTTTAAGCCCTGAAACACAAGACTATTTGCTTCGCTGCCGCCAGAAGTGAAGAGAATCTGCTCCGGCTTGGCATTAAGGAACTCAGCTACCTGAGCTCGTGCCTGTTTCACGGCTTCGCCTGCACTGCGTCCAAACTTATAGAGTGTACCAGCATTACCGTACTGAGTAGTCAGATACGGCATCATGGCATCCAATACACGCTTGTCTATCTGCGTGGTGGCCGCATTGTCCAGATAAATCATGTGCGCCACGCTCCTTTCTTTTCTGTGTTGCATTGATACAGCCCATCAAGCAGCTGCAAAACTACTGTGCGGCAGGCGGTTCCGCCGCTTCATTTTTGTAAACAGCTTCAAGCCGCAGGATTTCATCCAGTGTTCGCGGGGTGTAATCCATCCACGGCATCATCGAGCCGACATTATACATAAGGCATGGGTGCCCGTATAATTCCTGCATCAGGAAGCGGTCATGCTCCATCATGTTCCACTCAAAAGAGTTATGAACATGACCGTACAGATGATACCAGCCGTAATAGTGGTTCTTAAAACACGGGATTGGGTAATGACAGAGGACAACCTTACGGTCAGAGTCCTCAACCTCCAGATACTCCGTGACCTTGACGAACTTCTTGAGAAACCGCCCATCGCTGCAGCGGTCATGGTTGCCCTTAATCAGAAATACCTGCCCGTTCAACTGGTTAAGGACAGAAATCGCTTCCTGCATATTGCACCAGAACATATCGCCAAGAACATAGACGGTGTCACCCGGATGAACGGCGGCGTTCCATCGCTCAACAAGTGCAGCGTTCATGTCCTCAACTGTTTTGAAAGGACGATTATCGAACGCCAGAATGTTATTATGGCCGTAATGCCAATCGGAGATATATAGTTTTCTGTTAGCTGCTTGCTGCTCGGACACCGCTTAACACCTCGATTCTATCTGCTGCTTGGAGCAGCACATTTTTAGGAATACGGCAGTCATCACCCATCTGCCCATTAGGTTGGGTGCTGCCGTACAGCCGAAGCTTTTCTACGAGACCCTTGTCAGGAAACTCATAGCGTTTCAGATACTCCGGTTTGCTGGCTGGGCATTCATAGCATGAACGGTTTTCATATACACCACAGCCGCCGCTTTTATAACACTTCATAAAGTCCTCCTTAGAACGGCAGCTGAACACCGGGGTCTGCATCAAAAATCAGTTTCCTGACGGCGGCGGCAAACTCTTCCTCGTCGATTGCCTGAATATCATCGTAACGCAGGCGTTCAATCAGTTCATGAACCGCTTTTGTAATGGCGGTCTCTACAATGATTTCCAAACGGTCAATGCGTTCATTGGCGTTTCCCACCATTCCCTGCATGATATTGTGGTATGCTGCAAGTTCTCGTTTGGATTCCCTATTTTTCTCCATCAGTTCGTGAATCATGATTTCCTGCCGCTGGACTTTCTCTTCCATTGTCATAGCCATCGCTCCACATACTCTCTGTCTTGTGTAAAGACAGGCGGTTCACGGTCAACGACCCAACGGCTTCTGGAAACCTCCACAGTCGCATCCCCGTTTAATACAGAGACGGCCTCTGTTATCCTTGTTTTGATGCAACAGGAGCCACGCTTGCAATCCGTGGGGAAATCATTCCAGTTGATATTGCGTTCTTTCCAAAGCATATCTTGGATTTTGTTGCAGTTCTTCCCGTGCAGCTCTCGCTGACTGAAATTCGCCTGTCCAACAGCTCCTATGCTGTTCCGTGTGGCATCCTGCTGACGCCAAATCAGACAGTTGCAGACCTCGTCCAGAGGAACGGTGAAAGCTCTGGCATCGAACATGGCAGTTTGGAACTTGCGGCGATAAACGGAAAGGTCGATGCCGCTGTCTTCTTTTTCCGTCTGCTCGGCAAACGCCTTATTGAACGCCAGCGTCGCCATTGATGCGGCAATGCTGCACATCTTCTGGACATTATAGCCGAACCATGCATCTGTACGAATAGAGGCGTAATCGGTCAAAACCAATGTGATTTCATCAGACTGCGTGTATCCGAAGACGCAGCCCTGAATGTTGGCACACAGGAAACGCATGGTTTCCTGCATGGCAGACATAAGAACACGGTCGAAAGGCTTTCTCATTCCCTTTGTAAAGGTGTGAAAAGCCTTGCCGTCAATACGGATGATGACAGGAACACGACGGGTCAGGTAATTGCGTGAAACATACTCATACCGTTTCATCCTGTCGCCCAGCGAATCGCGTTGATTTCCCATAAGCGTACCCTCCTGTAAATGTAGTTTGAAAATTGCTTGACATCACGACCATTTGGTCGTATGATATAAGAAAAGCACGACCAATCGGTCGTGCTGAAAGGAGATATGATTATGATAGATTTTGATATGAACTTTCAAGACACCTATAAAACTCCCAGTGAAGACCTGTTGAGCAATGGTGAGCAGTGGTTCTTCCTTGAAACCGAAAAGGATATTTTGAAGAATCGGCGGGAGGAACTCGGGATGACCCAGCAGCAGGTGGCAGATGCTGCACACATTCAAGTTCGCCAATATCAGAGACTGGAAAACGGAGAGCGCAACATAAGCGGTGCCAGTATGAGGATTGGATTATCTGTGTGTGCCGTTTTGAAGCTTGACCCCTACCGCTTTATGCCAGAGTTCCGTTGGAACAAAGACTAAGCGTTTCCAAAAGTGCTTTCTGAGGAGCGAACTCCCGATAAAGTTCAATCTCTTTTGTGAGCCGTGCCATAACGGCATCTTCTTTTGCATCGTACCTGCCGAGGTAAATCTTCTTACTGTTATAGGTAATACTGGCGACCCATTTTTCTCTTTGCTTATCAAAGAAAACGCCGGAAACGCCAGATGTGTTGGTGATATAGAGGCTGCGGTTCCTGTCGTTCTCTGACCGCTGGCAACAGCGCAGATTCTCTTTTCGATTATCGGCCTTGTTTTTGTTGATGTGGTCAACAAACTGGCCTGGCTTTGCGTGCATAACCAGCCGGTGAAAGCGGACAAACCGCCGTACACCGCAGTAAAAGTAGCTGCTGACAAGATAACCGTCTTTGTCGCAGTACCAACTGTCTCGGCCTTTGATAATTGGGAGGTCATCCAAGTCAAAGAGGAACTCGGCAACGCCTATATGCAGAATTCCGTATGTATTGAGAAGCTCGACTGTCATGAATACATAAGGTCATGAACGGCCACACCAAAGGTTTCCTCGAACCAATGCCAGATATCCTCACGGTGTGTGCCTTTTGGGAACCCGCACCAGGCAACTTCGATACATTCGGTTTCTGGATTCATCGGCACATCGCCGAACTCCTCCCACAGTTCCGTGTATGTTTTGCCCTGAAAGGTTCTCATGATGGTAACGCCGTCCATACTCTCAACAGCGGAGTCAAAGAAGTTATCGAAGTCTTCCAGCTCCCCGTTGAGATGCCATCCTGCGATTTTCAGTCCCGTTCCGTACAGGTCGTGCCAATACTCAAAGAATTTTTTGTAATCAGGCATTTGAAATTACCTCCGTTTCTATACCGCTTTCCGTATCGGTCGTTTTTCTAAAGTCCCAAACCGATATGCATCAACATTGTTCGCCAATCCGACACTTGCGAGCATTGCTTGCAATGCGAGCAAGAAAAAGTTGACTGCCCGCGAAGCGGGCTTGTCGGATTGCGAACATAAGTGGCGAACTCTTACTTTTGCCTTTGGCGAAAAGCTGCTGAAAGTGAATATGTATAACAGCAAATCTACAAAGCGGTTGGTCGTTATGCTTTATCTGCGGGGAATAGTTTGCCATCATGTAGGCAGTCCCTGGCTTTCTGGCTCATTTCGACGAGGCTGTCCACCAGCTTCTTCAATCCCTCTACGGTACTTTCACCATCGTAGTCGCAGCCGATAGCCCAGATATCAAAAAGCCATTCATCGGCGCAGTCAGGTTCGCACATCTTACAGCCAGTTGTTTCGTCTGTCCAAGTTCTCACAGCTGTTCCTCCAACTCAAATCCCTTGTGGCAAAATCCAGTTACATCGGAGATATAGTCAGAGATGGCTTCCTCATCTTCGATGTCATTGGGAATCGTGATTTCGTTTGGCAACTCAACGCCGTCGTCATCCTCCGGGTCAATATCCCACTGAATGTTGACCGCCTTTCTCTGCGGGCATTCCACTTCGCGCCACTCTCCCTCGCACGCCCAGATTTCCGAACCGAAACCACGGTCAAACTCCCATTCGTTAAATAGCTCTGAGATGGGGGTGGAGATGCGGTCGCTGTCTTCGGGGTCATCATACTGAAACTCTGTCAACCCACGCATCAAGTCCTGTAAGGAATAACCGTGGTCAATCATCCATTGAAGTTGGTACTTCTGGTAATCGGTCATATCGAAAATCTCACACTCCTCTTAGCGCGTCGAGAACTGCCTGCGGAACAACCCGCTTAATTTCCTCGTGAATTGCATTCATCACGACTGCGCCCTTTAAGTACTTCTCAACTTCGGTCTGGGCAAACTGCTTCGTTTTATCTTTACACTCAGCCACCGCCGCCTGTACGGTTCCCTGAATCAAATCCAGCATCTCCTTGTGCGACATCTGCTCTTTGATGTAAGACTGGACTTCTGCCATCACCAGTTTGTCGGTCATCGGCTCAGTGTATCTGCTCTCGTAAAGACGCCTTGCCCACACTTTGGCGGTATCAGCAACGCATTCCTCGACTTCGTTCTGGAATGCTTCTCGTGCGATTGTCTTTGCGTAAGCACGCATAGCTTTGATAACCTCCTGTTCAAAGAGGTCTCCGTTTGTAAATTCCAAATCGATTGTTGCTCTGTGCTTCATGAAACCCGCTCCTTTCTTACATCAGCTTAATCCATCAACAAAATCCCATTCGGCATTGTATCGGAACTCAGTACTCAGAATTCCGTCCAACAGTTCGTCGATGTACTCCTCATCATCCCGGTCTGTCGGGATGGGAATAATCATCTCAAACTCCGGAGCAAAGCAGGATGGCTTTACCCGAATTGTTCTTTTCTCCATGTCAGGAACCTCCTTATCGCATATCGGGCAGTACCCGGCAATTCCATTGGAAGGGATGTTTATATGGTGCCCACATCTTGGGCAATGGACGATGCCGCTCATACACATCGACCTTTCATAAATCGTTTCCCGCACAGTGGGCAGTTGCGTATCTCAATGATATCTTGAGTCGTGAAACCGCCATCGTCGTCAAGCACTCTCACCCTCAACATTCCCTGCCTGTTTACAGCCATCTCAATGCCGCTGTATTCAACGGCTTGGTTCATTGGAACAAAATCATTTGTCCCAGACTCACAGTATGGACATCTCATAGAATTAACCTTTCATATTAACGCAGTAACACTGACACTTTGTGTTCCAGCAATCTGTACTGCAATGAGGAGTGCCTTTCCGTGAATAGTCCTTTGGCGCAATGATGCTTAGGATGATTTCCATTTCGTTCGGGCAAGAACCCATGTAGAGCATCTTTTCTTCAACTTCCTTTGCAATTTTTCTGCGATACCACATTAAAAACATATCAAGCTCCTAATCCTCTTCCTCGTCAAAACCCTCTTCGTCATCATCTTCGATTTGAGAATCGTCAACCAACTGCTCGTCCCAATCGACCTCAATGTCAGACACAATGGTATCAATTCTCTTGAAACCATACTTCTCGCAGAACTCTTGAGGAACACTCATAGCAAAATCAGCCCAGTTGAAATAGGAACAGTTGTACTTGTAAGTTCTCTTACCATCTGGGGTTTTGCAATAGTCGGTTGACGCTTTGCAGACAGCGTCTTTCAAATCAAACTCCGCATTCGGGACATCAAACTGAAGTGAAAGAACGCGAACATCTAAGCCGTCACGCTCTATCGCCACCACTGTTCGCAACATACTGTGTACCTCCTTATAAAATCAGCCTTTCATGTTCTCCAACATTCCTGCTCTTTGTCCCACCGCTCAATCATTCTCGGCCTGTCAATACTGTAGGTTACTCTCAACAGATAATTGCGGCAGCCGCTACGATACGCCTGAAACGCCTCATTCTCATCAGTTGTTGTGATAACGCTGGAGAATGAAGAGCCAGAGCCAAGGATTTCCGGCATTTCAATACCGGTTTCATAGTATGTTTTGCTCATCTTCTCAGAAATCATAGTCCAGTACCTGTCTACATTCTGGGCAGGTCTCGAAGAACGGATTTTGGTAGTATCCATCATTACATTCGCCGCCGAGGTCGGCACCGCAATTCGGACAGGTATTCGGTGACCACGCCTCACGAATTGGTTTTGTTGGTATGCACTTCTTCATTTCGTTAATTGCAAACTCCAATTCTCTTCTGACGGGTTCCCACTGATTTGTTGACAGCATAGACCGAAGAATACTAATACTGTCGAGTGCAGTCTGTATATCATTTTGCTTCATTTCGTAACCCTCTGCTCATCAATACACCTTGTGGATTGCTCGTCTGACTATCTCGCCTGTAGAATCCATTACCCATGAGTACATTTCTGCCTTCACGATATCGCCCTTGCGATAGTTTCCCTGTTCGGGGTAACCAAATGCGCCAGAACCAGCAAACTCATCCGTATAAGTCAGTTGATACTCATCGCTTCTTACCGTTACATACACTATGTAGTGATGTGTGGATGCGAACCAGTGCCTACTGTCCACATTTTCAACCACCACATCGATGTCTTTCCAATAAAGATGAGGCTGTTCCGTTGGTTCAGATTGAGTATTCTGTGTGCATCCGCATAGAAAAGTGAATAGCAGCGAAACTAAGATAACGAAAATCTTTTTATTTAATTTCATATCAGCCGCCCTGCCTTCACTCTGACATTTTTGCTTTGCAAGACGGGCAGAACGCTTTTATTCTCCGCACTGTTTCCCCACATTTTGAGCAGGTATAACGGACTTCCCAGTGTGCGTGTTGATTTACACACCATGAACGACGCTCATGAGGCTGCCATTCAATCGGCGGCATATCATCACCATTCATCTCACATTTGTTGAAATCTGAGTAGATATCATCCCGGCAGGTTCCCAGCACAGTTGCATAAGGGCATTCAATACTTTGGATGTAGCAGAAGTTCCCCATTGCCATATTAAATCAGCCCTCCTTCTTATGATTCGCCGAATGCCTACCCTTCACTTTCTTGCCAAAAGACGATTTCCGGTCTTTCTTGATAACACTGCAGTTGGAACAGGCATTGCGTGTCTTGCAGAACCAGCAGCCATCTTGACCAAGCCACCACCAGTATGGCATCTCTGGTGGTTTTCTGCGTTTGGGCTTGCCCATCAGAAGCCCTCCGTAATCATCTCCAGCATTTTATCAGTGGAGACATCAAGAAGCTCAGCACCGACAGCCAAAAGCAAATCGGTTGTCGCCTCGTCGCCCTTGTTGCAGAGGTAAAAAGACTGAATTACATTGGCGACATCCTCTGGGAAAAGCATTGTGTTCATAGCAACCTACACTTTCTTACAGCAACTTCCGCATAACTCCAGCGTCTGTCTGCCAATCGTTGCTTCGTAGCGAACGCTATCTGCATACAATGGGGCACCGCAGTTATCACACCTACCAACAAAAGCGGGGCGGAAAAAGAGATAATCACGAACACGACATTCTCTTCTTCTTTGCTCAGAGCAGGAGTCATGGTTTTGACACATAGTACATTTACGCATTTGGAAGTACCTCAAAACAAAGCGTGAAGAATCGCACGCAGCGTTCGCTTCCAGTGTCCATTGCGGTACTCATATCCGTTGACATACAACTTATTACCGACCTGTGAAAGGTTCACGCTTGATTTTGCGCCGGGAATCGGGGGCAGAGCAGCCCCGTTCACAAAGACCTTGTTCCCAATGATGCTTACACTCATGAAGGTGCCCTCCTGATTAACCGCAACCGTAGTCATAGATATCATTGTCAATCAAGTCCTCGACCTGCTCTCGTGTCATATCGCAGAGCCGGAGGACGGCCTCGATAACTCGCTCGTGGACTTCCGCAATGCTTGATGGCTCGTTTTCTGTCCGTTCCCACGGATAAGAGGGCGGATAATAAAAGTAATATTCACCGTCGCCGTTGTCACCGTATGTCAGGGAATCCGTATCGTCACAAAAAGTGAAGACATCCGCAAGATTCTCAAAAGGTTCTCCATAAAGGTAGTCATCAATGTCAAACCCATCCTCTGAGATTTCTTCACCGGGCAGCTGCTCCTTCAAAAGCTGGATACACTTCTGCGGATTCAGAAAAGGGCGCAGCTGATTAACACGAATCCCGACACCCTCGCAAATCCAGTAGCTCATACTCATTTTGGGATACCTCCACTTCATTTTTCTTTATTGTTGCAAAAGTGACTCCACTCCCAGCCTCACCACACGCCTTTACGCTGTGCCATATTCCCACCACAGCATGACCTCTTGTGCCATGCGGTAGTCCTTTCAGCCTTTCTATCGGGGAGCAGGGGGATTAGTGTTTCCCGTCTCAGTTTACCAAAGTATTATGTGCGGCTATGGCTTGTGCGCAGCTTCCGCAACGCCTTCGGTGGTGCAACGCCACCTAACCGCTATTTCTTTTACGCCCGGTCACAATATGTGTGCCACTTTGGATTCCGACCGCCACTTACAGCCGCGATATGTTATCTCAATCGGGCAAGGTGGTTAATACCAGAGATGGAAGCACCACTTGGAAAACAGGCGCAGTGCCTCGGTTCGACACCGCTCCAGCTCTACACGAACCGACTCCCATTTTTCCGGGTCGTACTCGCCATCTTCATAGTAGCGATTCTGGTGCAGTCGTTGATACACATGGTCTTCATCACAGTTCTCAAAGTAGAAAATCATTTCCTTGATAACCGCATTTGTTTCTTCTTCGTCGAGCTGCTTATCCGCTTCGGTATCATAGAACAGGCCGACATTGTTTTTCAGAAACTCTGTAAGGAGAACGGGCATCTTAGCTGTGAAGTTGTATCCAAGTTCAAAGACATCGGTGAAATCATAGCCGCGCCATGCACGCTGCCATGCATACCGCAGCTGCCACCAAAACTCTCTCAGCTTGTAGCGCAGAGAAGCGCCCTTTGTCCGCTCAAGAAAACCGTTCAAACCGAATTTTGTCACGACCGCACCTCCTCCATGATTTGCTGGACTACTTCTGCCCACTCGGGGTTTCCGTTATACCGAACGCAGACCCCTTCAACAGTTTCGCCATTATAATATTTGCCATCGGGACTGAGATAATGTTTGGCAAGATATGCAGCGACTGTGTCAATGCACTCTTCCATACTTGAGAACTCTTTCTGCCCGAAGCCCATAATGTTATTTGGGCGGAATTGATAGCGTCCCCAACCACTTTCCAATGCTGCGACTGCGGCGAGGAAGTCCGCACGAACACCATATTCTGACTCTGCATCAATGAATGCTTGTTCCAATCCAATCAGATTGTGGCGAAGATGCAAATCTTCTGCATCTAACCCTGAAGGAGAAGTCAGCAATCCATCATCGACCGCTGCGGCTTTTGGCTCGGTTGCAAGGTTTGTCTCAAAAGTTCCTTCTGTATGCAGTGCTGTTGTTATAGGCTCGACCTGTTGCTGCTCTTTCTGTGCATCAATAGGTGTGGCAAATGCAATTACCACAACCACCATCAGCATAAAAATCGGCGGAAGTATCCGCTTCATTCAATCCCTCCTGTCAATGCTCGTTAAATACCACCTGTTCTCCGGTGTGCAAAGACCAGCAGCCACCGGCAGTGCAAGCACATTCCGTGCAGTTGCCGCCACATTCTTTTGCGTCTGGCCTTGCCGTGGTCGTTCCGTCCTTATATCGAACATGAGCCTCCGGCAGTTGGAAGGGGTTGTCCATTCGGAGTCCTCTCCATGCGCTGAAAATCATATGTAGGTTTGCCGGCAACGGGATACCGGAAGCCAGAACCTCATTGACGATTTCATACTTCTTTGTGAAGCATAGAATCTCACAATGGGAATTGCGCTTGGCTACCTCCATCATGATGTGAAAATAAGTGGCATTTGGAATATCTCCGGAAACATGAAAGCGGAAGAATCGAGACAGCATAATCGCCGCCTCGACCTCCCGCCAGTATGTTGCCGGTTCTGTCTCTAAAACCTGTAGATTATTTCGATAAGCTGCCGCAACACTTGGCCGACGGCGCTCTATGCGTCTTGCGTAACACTTCCTGCTGCAATCACACTCCCGGCAAGTCAGACCGGATGGAAGCGATACGCTCTGGATACTGCCGAGCTTTTCATTCCCTCGACTAATACTAACTTTCAATAGTGAACCGCCTCCTATATCATCAAAGCTCTGCTTCTGGGAAAAACCATTGAATTATGCCAAAGAAATAGAGCCGAACAAATCGGCTCTTGGAAATTAGATATAAGCTACGCTCAAAGTTCCACGATGCTCACGGCGCAAAAGCGCCAGCAGTCTATCTGGGTCTGTATTCGTCAAGAGTTTATACCACGCTGAGTGAAAAAACTTTTCCAGCTCTTTCTGCAGCGATTCGTTATCATCCTTTAGCGCGGTACGATAATCATCCGCAGCAACACAAACAATGGCGTTTGCCAAGCTCTGATATGGGTCTGCTCCATCGTATTGCAAGCGCATCCTGCTTTCGGAAGAGTCCCATTCCTCACGGCTTGTCATGGCTGTTGCGCTCTTTGCGCCACGAGGGATGCAACCACAGGATTTTGTCTTACCAGACTTGAGGTAGCGCCCCTCGGCGATATATGTATTGCCGCACTTACATTCACAAAGCCACCGTGGCTGACGATTGTGATTGTTTTTGACACGGCGAATGACCTTCAGATTTCCAAAAGTCTCGCCTGTCAAGTCGATAGATACTCCGCTCATGGTTCGCATCTCCTTTCGCAGATGTACGGGTCAATCCTTTTCTGCCAACAGGAAGTCAGGATTGATGACCTTGAAGCTGATGTTGTTTTTGACATTCCTCATGACAACGCCCTCGCGCTTCTGCCCATTGCGAACCACAGAATACCCCTTAGAATATTCCACCAATTCCGCAATGGTATCAGGCAGCGTTTTACCCTCTTCAACGATGGGAACAGAGCGAATACCATAAGGCGCCAACAGCTCCTTGATTTCCGCAGTAGTGCATTTGTGGTCAGGGAAAATCAGATTGAACGCAAACAGTTCGTAGTTGCTGATGTGATACTTGTTGCCCTGAATCTGATTGCCGCAAATCTCACCCTGTAAAACGATGGTTTCATAATCACCGATGAGCTGCCGCAACACATTTTCGATGTTGTACTTCTTGGCAACTGTCCAGTAGGAACTGTTGTCCGGTGTACCGAGATAGATATTGCGGCTGCACACGCCGAACTCATACTTGCGTCTGGAAAACATCGGTGTACAAGGGGTACAAACAAGATAAAATAGAAATGAGGGGCGATAGAGCGGAAATGTCAGATTTTCCACTCTATCTGAACATGGTCGCTGGTGGCCTTGATTGTAGAGATCAAGCCATCGGCGGCTTTTCTTTTGTCGTCA